GTGGTAGAATACCCCGGATCACTTAGCACGGCAGAGAGGGAACGGTTAGAAGGCAAGATTCGCCAAAAGCATTCGGGCGTTTCTAACGTAGGCGGTACGATTGTCTTGGATGCGGGGATGAAAATGACCAGCATAGGCCTAAACCCACAGGAAGCCATGTTGAATGATACCCGGATGTTCCAAGCCTACGAAAGCTGCCGCATTTTCGGTGTACCCGCCCACATGATAAACGTACTTGACCGATCCACATTCAACAACATTGAAATGATGGATAACGGCTTTGTAAAGTACTGCCTAACGCCGTGGGCGCAGCAATGGGAAGCGGAACACGATGTCAAACTACTTACCACAGACGAGAAACTAAGCGGATCGGTATTCCACCGCTTCGACTTGTCCGGCCTGATGCGTGGCGATATGAAGTCACGCGGCGAATACGAAGACAAGATGCTGAAGAACATGGTGTACACGATCAATGATGTACGCCGCTTGAACGACCTGAACGCTGTGCCGTGGGGGAATCTTCCATACGCGCAGGCAGGCGTAACGCCCGTAAATGAGGACGGCACGATTGATATAAATACCCCTGCAGACGGCCCCGAAGAGCCAAAAGAGGATCCGAAAGCACAACCAAAGACAGACAATGAGCCAGAACCAGAATAGCATGGAAAAACGCACCTACATAGGCCCTGAAACACGCGCAAGGGTCACGAATGAAGCAACACGCACCATTCGTGGCTATGGCATTGTGTTCAATAAGGAGAGCGTAGACCTGCGCGCAGGCGGCAGGGTATTCCGTGAGGTGATACGCCCGGAGGCTGTGAGAAACGTGGATTTCTCAAACCTGCTATCCATGCACAACCACCGCAGCGAGCGGCTACTTGGCGCCACCGCTTCAGGTACTATGCGAACGGGGGTAGATAGCACAGGGGTATGGTACGAGGTTGATCTTCCAAATGCCCCGACCGGAGATGACGTACTTGAATCAGTACGCCGTGGCGACACCCCCGGTTCATCCTTTCAGTTTGACATCCGGGGCGACGGGGACAGATGGTCAATGCGCGAAGGCAAGGCATTCAGAGAGGTGACACAGTTTAACGGGGTGTACGAGATGGGGCCGGTATCAGAACCCGCCTACCCTGACACGAGTATTTCAGCACGTTCGATGGAGGCTTTGGAGGCCCTTGAGACTGTGCCAGAAGATATAGAAAAACCAATTGAAATCATTGCAGATAATGACGCTGACGAGGCGTTCCAACAGCTGCTTTTAACCATTTAACTAAAACCAAAATGACAGAAGTACAAGCACTTCAGGAGCGCGCGAAGGTCTGGGCAGAATTGCAGGACTTACGCGGTAAGCGCGTAGACGGCAAGTTTACCGACCCCGTAACCCAATCGGCAGCGGACAAGGCGAATGCTGAATTTGAACGGCTTACAGGCGAAATTATCAATATCCAAGCGCGCGACGCTGCCAACAAGCAGGAGATTGCACAACGTGCCGCAATGGAATCCCAAGAGCGTAGCGCAGGCAACACCAACCACACGGCAGAAAACGCCGCCCTGACCTATGACAGTTCGTTCTGGCGGTGGGCAGCCGGGCAGCGTGGTGCGCAGTTGGCAGACAACGAACGCCGGATGCTCGAAACGCGTGGCACATCTACGCAGATCGGTACTACCACTACCCTTGGTGGATTCACCATCCCAACATCCTTCGCTAACACGATGGAAGTGCAGATGAAGTGGTACGGCGGTATGCTCGATGCCTGCGGAATCATGCAGGACGACATTGGCGGCACTTTGAACTACCCATCTTTGGACGACACATCCACAACGGGTGCAATCATTGGACAAGGTGTAGGCACTACCGTAAGCGACTTGACAATCGGCAATATTGCCTTTGGCGAGTACACGGTGGATTCAAAGATCATTAAGATCGGCGAGGAACTTTTGAACGACAACCGCGTAGGCTTGCTTCAGACCGTTTTGGCTGACTTGCTGCCTGCCCGTTTGGGTCGTGCAACCAACACCCTGCTGACTACCGGATCCGGCACCTCACAGCCTTACGGCCTTACCACTTCCGTCACCAATTCGGCACTTACCACCGCAGGCGCAACGGCCATCACGAAGGCCGAACTTTTGCGCACCCGCCACTCCATTGATAAAGCGTATTCGCAAGGGCCTAAAGTGGGCTGGATGATGCACTACTCGATCCTTGGCTACCTGCGTGGTCTTGATCTTGGCAACAGCGACACAGTACAACTTTTTGTGCCGTCTCTGACCGCCGGAGAGCCTGACCGCTTGCTGGGTCTGCCTGTTTACGTCAACAACGATTTGGAGGCCGCAAACGGCACTACCGGCCTTCCGGTGACCGCTAAAAAGCACATCTACTTCGGTGACTTCGACAAGTACAAAATTCGCCGTATCGGTGGCATCTCCCTTGGCCGTAACGATCAGTTGTATTGGGCAGAACGCGCAGTCGGCTTCATGGGATGGCTTCGCTTTGATGGCAAGCTGGTTAACTCCAACGCGATCAAATACCTTCTGCAGGCTTAATGCTTATCAGATTGAAAATTAGTGGGCGGGTAATTTCTGTACCCGAAAATGAGGCCAGCCGATTAGTAGCAGGCGGTTTCGCGGAGATAGTAATCCCGCCCACTAACCCAAAAGAAAACGCACTCCGAAAGGGCAAACGAGAGAAACGATAAATGTATAAAGTCACCACACAGCCGCAATTTGAACCAATCACGCTCAACGAAGCGAAGGATTGGCTAAAGGTGCATCCTGACGTGGTGGACGATGACAACCTTATTCGATCCCTTATTGCATCCGCTCGGAGTTGGGCAGAAAAAGGAACAGGACAGGCACTTGTCACACAAACGATCGAACAGGTTTGGGATTGGATGCCCCGTAACAGGGTATTCGACTTATCAATCCTTCCGGTCGCGTCTGTGACAAGTGTCAAATACCTGGACGGCAATGGGGCTTATCAAACATGGGATGCAAGTAACTACACGACCGACCTGTTTAGTAATCGGGTATGCGTGAAGGCTTCCGTATCCGACCCGGCTACATCTGCCCTGAATGAGCGGCCCAACGTTTGGAAAATAACATATACCGCTGGCAATGCTACCGCTTTGGCGATAGATGCGAATATCAAAACAGCAATGCTTCTCCAAATTGCAATGATGTACGAAAATCGGGAGGACATACCAATCAATAAGGTAAACTCCAATCCGCTTGCGCGGTCTGCGTACAATCTACTTGCAATTAGCCGTGTCAATTTGATATGAACAGCACCAACAACCTAAGCCAGCAACTACCAAGTATATCAAGCCTTGACAAGCGGGTGACGCTCCAAAGTTGCACAACAGCCAGGAGTGCAAGTGGTGGAGCG